GGGGGCGTGGATTGAAACGACGCCACCCCACTCGCCACCATCACCCGCCCGGTCCGCTCACTCGCTGTAAGCCAGGTATCCAGCGCCCGCACCGTGCTCGACATGCTGGCATCCACCTACCAATTCGACGCCGTTCTCGGCGACAAAATCTATTTCAGGCCACGCGGCAGCGCGCCGGTCGCCACGCTCACGTTTGATGAACTAGGCGTCATGGTGGACAGCGCAAACCAGCCCGACCCGCTGCCCCTGACTCAAGCCAACGAGCTGGAAATCCCCGCGCAACTGGCGCTGACTTACGGCAATGTGGACGGCGACTACCAGACCGACACACAGTACAGCGACCGCCTGCTGACCGGCATGGAAAGCACCGCCGCCGCGCAGGTGCCCATGGGCTTCACGGCCAGCGAAGCCAAGCAGATAGCCGACACCATGCTGCTGGACAAGGCCGTGAGTGCGCTCAGCACCACCATCACCCTGGACACCAGCCGCGCCGCGCTGCAGCCCACTGACGTGATCATGCTGACCGGCGAGGACGCCAGCAGCTACCGCATGCGCATCGTCAAACGCATCGACGCCGGCGGCGTGACCACGCTGGTCTGTGTGGCAGACGATGCCAGCATCCTGACCCAAGCCGGCGCCACCAGCGGCGGCACGGCATCGCAGACTACCGTGGCAGCATTGGCAACCACCAGCATGGTATTGATGGACATCCCGCTATTGCGCGACGTAGACAACCTGCCCGGTTTTTACCTGGGCGTGACCGGATCAGCAGCCAATTGGACAAGCTGCGCCGTTTATGACAGCCTGGACGACCTGACCTACAGCCAGGCCCTGACCATGGCCGACCAGACCGCGCTGGGCACTTGCACCACCACGCTGGGCAGCTGGACTGGCGGCAACATGTTTGATGAAACCAACACCGTCACCGTCAGTGTGGGCGCGATTCAGCAGCTGGCCAGCGTGACCCGTGATGACATCTTGGCCAACACCGGCATCAACGCGGCGTTGATCGGCGCTGAGCTGGTGCAATACCGCAGCGCCACCCTGGTGAGCGCAGGCGTCTACACCTTGAGCGGGTTTTTGCGCGGCAGGCGCGGCACCGAGTGGGCGCAGACCGGCCACGCCAGCGGCGAGCGTTTTGTGGCGCTTGGCACCAGTGGTCTTCGGTTTGTGCCGCTGCAGTCCGGAGACCTGGGCCGCTTGCGCTATTACAAGGCCGCATCGGCGGGCCAAAAACTCAGTGCCGTCACCGCGCAGCCCATCACCCCCGCAGGCGTGGCGCTGGAGTGCTTCAGCCCGGTCAACCTCCGCGCCAACAGATCCACGACAGACACAGCGCTGACTTGGACGCGCCGCAGCCGGCTGAGCACCCGGCTGGTGGGATCGTTGCCCATCAATGCGCCGCTGGGCGAAGTGATCGAGGCTTATGACGTGGAGGTGTGGGACAGCGGCTACACCACGCTCAAGCGCACGATTTCCAGCAACACGCCTGCCGCCACCTACACCGCCGCCGATCAGGTCACTGACTTTGGCAGCACGCAGGCTGTGCTGTACCTCAAGATTTATCAGCTGAGCGCCACTGTAGGCCGTGGCTACCCCTTAACCGCGAGTATCTAGACCATGCAAAACATCGCCAGCAATCAAGCCTCTGCCGAGGTGCCCATCAATGAAAACTTTGCCAATGTGCTGTGGGCCGAGCTTTTCGCCCGCAACCCGGTCACCACCACCGGCCTCACCTGGGGCTATGTCGGCGGCCAGTGGCCGGTCAACGGCGCGCCCACCACCATTGCCAGCGGCACGGTGGCGCTCACCGCCAGCGCTACCAATTACGTAGGACTGACCCAAGCCGGGGCCGTGGTAGTGACCGCCACCACACCCAACCCGCTGCATGCGCCGCTGTACACCGTGGTCACCGGGGCATCAACCGTCACCAGCTACACCGACACCCGCAATGCCCGGCAACTGGCGCAGCACGCCTACGGCATCACCAGCCAGGCCCTCACCACCGCCAATGTCACGCTCACGCAAGCGCAGGCCCTGTGTGACACGCTGGTGGTCACCGGCGCGCTCACCGCCCAGCGCGACCTGGTGGTGCCGCTGCTACGCCGGCGCTGGACCGTGCGGCACAACGGCACCGCGTTTGACATCCGGGTGATCGGCGCAACCGGGACCGGCATCACGATCGGCATCGGCAAGGTTGCCATCGTTGAATGCGACGGCACCAACGTTTTACGCATCACGGCTGACGTTTAAGACCTGACCATGAAAAAACGTCTGCTCTCATTTTTCATTGCGCTCGACCAGTTCCTGTTCAGCATCCTCACGCTGGGCGGCAGCTACCCCGATGAAACCATCAGCGCCTGTGCCTGGCGCATGGAGCAACAGGGTCGGCTGCAGGGCCGCATTTTTCGACCGCTGATCGACAGATTGTTCTGGTTTGACCCGCACCACTGCGCCAACTCCAGCCTTTCAGAAAAACTTCGTCTGCACTCACCCATGGAGCCCGATTAATGGACATTGACCCACACAAAATCATCACAAACCCGCTCATGGCTGGCCTTGCCGGGGCGATAGTGGGTTTGAAATTTGCGCCCGGCATCAGCTGGATTGAGCGGGTGACAAACATCGCCGCCGGTGCCTCCTGCTCGGCCTTCGTGGCCCCGGCCTCAGCAGAAATGCTGCGACTGTCGTCGGTATCGATGACCGGCTTCCTGGCATTTATCACCGGCATGTTTGGCATGAGCATTGCCGCAGCGGTGTTCCAGGGCCTGCGCGACATGAAGGTGGGCGAGATCATCACCAGCTGGATCAGCAGAAAGTAGGCCCGCCATGCTTGACGCTTTCAACTCCACCATGTCGCTGCTGCTCTCTGCGCTGTCGGGCTGGGCCATCCTGTCATGCCGGGTGCGCGACGGCATCATTGTCAAGATCGGCCTGACCTTCATCTCGCTCGGATTCCTCGGCGTTTTCATGCTTGCGCTCGATCCGGGTGGCACCCAGCCGCTGGCCTTTTCCAATGCCCTGGTGCACATCGGCCTGCTTATCTGCGTGGGCGGCTACCTGGTGCGCAACTGGCGGCACCGACCGCGCGCAGGGCGGGGACCGCGACGTTTGTCTGACTGGGTGGACATGTCATGAGGCTCTCTCCTCACTTCTTTCTGTCTGAGCTGGTTGCCAGCACCACCGCTGACCTCCTGCACCTGGACAACACGCCCGCGCCCGAGCTGCTGCCGCGGCTGATCCTGCTGGCCGAGATGCTGGAGCGAATTCGCAGCACACTCAACGTGCCCATCATCATCACCAGCGGCTACCGCAGCCCGGCCGTGAACAGCGCCGTGGGTGGCGTCACCAGCTCAGCCCACACCAAAGGCCACGCCGCCGACTTTGTGGCGCCGCGTTACGGCACCGCGTCAGCCGTGGCCGCCACCCTGGCCCCGCTGGTGAGCGTGCTGGGCATTGGGCAGATCATTTTGGAGGGCGTCAAGGGCAGGCAGTGGGTGCACGTATCCACCCACCCACCCGAGCACGCCATCAACCGCGTGCTGACGATCACCGATGCCGGCGTGGCGGTGGGGATTGTGGGGCTGTCATGAGCTGGGCCATCCAGGCAGCGATTGCCGCAGTCATCTTTGCAGCCGGTGGCGCGGCGGGCATCAAGTGGCAGCTGGGCGTGCAGGCGCGTGCCGAGCTGGCCGCCGCCGACCTGCGAGCGGCGGACGCCAAGCGCCAGATCAAAGCGATCGACAAAGCCGCCAGCGCGCACCTGACCGCGCTGGCCACACTCAACAACAAATTAGGAGCCGCCCGTGAAAAAATTGCTTCTTTATCTGGCCGCGAGTGCTTTGATGCTGACACTGTCAGCGTGCTCAACGACATCGGTGGTGAGCCAGTGCGAGCCGCTGCCGGCGAGCCTGCGGGTGCGCCCACAGCCCCTGCCGCCGGTAGCGGCCTCCGGTTTGCGACCGAGCGAGACACCGCAGGTGCCATCGCCATCTGCCGGGCCAGGTACGCCGAGGTAGCCAGCCAGATCAACCGGATTTTGGACATCGAGGAGGCACGGCATCCACCCGACGAACGGTAGTGATTAGCCGACGAACGGTAAAAAAAGGCATGCAATAGTCGCGTAATCCGACTATAATAAAGCCATGCAAACAAAATCGTTTGCATCCGGCCAGCTCCGGAATTTGAGCTGGCAGCACCACCAGGCTGAGACTGGGCAGGAGTTAAAAATGGCAAATCCTAAATACACCATCACCCGCGATGTCTCAGTCGGCATCTATGACAATTGCGAGTACATCGCACGAGTCTATGCAGACAAAATAATTGTTGTGTCCCCATACATCAAGTGGGTTGGCAACACGGGCGGCTACGCCGAGAGCAAGCAGGCCATCCGGGACACCGCCGTCGTCGTCGCGGTGTTGGCCGACTTGGCCGACGATTGCGAGGATTCCGCCTGGGCAAAAATTGGCCGGGCGCTGGGTGATGAGTACTTGTCTTTCGCCGATTTCGCCGACTAAGATCAACCCGCCCGCTTCGGCGGGCTGAAAGACCCCATGAAATCCACAATCATCATCACCAAGCGCGGCGACGGCTACATTGCCACGATAGGCGCTCGCACTGGCGTCGTACTGCAAGGCGCACGCTGTGGCATCACTCCCAACGATGCCGCCACCTGGGCCGCGACAATGATGCTCCGCTACGCATCGCCCGACAGCAACCCCGAGGGTGGCGAGATCATGGCCCCGGCCGAGGTGCTGGAGCTGGTGCCCGAGCACCTGCGCAAGATCGATCCCTTATGAGCATGTGCATCGCCCGCGCCCTCGACAAAGAGGGACGCACCGCCGGCTATCTGTGGTGGGGCAGGTTGGTCTCAAAGCCAGAAAATGCCACGCCCTACAGCTCACCATCTGCCGCCCGCACAGCCATCAAGCGGTCGGCGCACCTGGCTACGAGCTGGGAAGTGCAGCCGCTGGAGCGCGCCCCATGACTCCCGCCGACCTGCGCGCCTGGCAGGCAGCCATGGGCTACACCTACGACACCGCCGCCGCCGCCTTGGGCGTCAACCGCTCAACGTATGCGGACTGGCTCGCGGGCCGGAGCCGATCGACGGGTAAGTCGATAGAGATCGACCGGCGCACTGGGCTGGCTTGCGCCGCCATGGCCGCCGGACTGGGAGAGTGGACGCCCAAAAAATAGGGCCTATAAGCCGCGATCTGGCTGTGTGGCCACTACCGTGGCGGGATGGGCGTGATTGAGGCGCTGGCGTTGATCCTGGTGGCCTGCCGGCGAAGCGAGACGTGGGGTGCCCTGTGTAATTCCTGGTGTAATTTGGTGCAATTTATAGGCGTTTCAGGCTGGCCCTGATATTTATTCTCCAGTGAAGCGCTCTGTAGTTTTGGCGGTCAATAGCATTCACACTGCAGGGGTAAGTCGTTATAAATCAACAACTTACCAGAGTCCTGTGTAATTTTCGGTGTAAAAAATGAAAATTGGGCGGTTAGCTCAGGGGTAGAGCACCACATTCACACTGTGGGGGTCGCAGGTTCGAAACCTGCACCGCCCACCAATTTTCAGCCGGTCGTCACCAAGTCCCCCAGTTTGCCAAGCGCCACGCGTTGCTGCTCGACCTGTAGATGGGCGTATCGCTGGGTTGTCTGCACGTTGGCGTGCCCCAGAATCTTGCCGATGGTGTACAGATCGACGCCCAGGCCGAGCATGATGCTGGCGCACGAGTGGCGCAGGTCGTGATAATTGACGTGCTCCATGCCAGCCTTCACCCGCGCCCGCCGCCAGGACGACTTGATGCCGTCAATCGACATGGTCAAAGGAAAGTACTCCAGCCACGGCCGCAGGGCCGGAATGATGGGGATAACCCGCGCGCGCTGGGTCTTGGTGTGGCTGGCCGGGATGCTGATCGTGTCGACGCCAATGTGCTCCGCGCGGATACGGAACAGCTCGCCACGGCGGGCCCCTGTCAACAAGGCGGCCCAGATCGCCGCCTTGGCCTGATCCGTGCAATGCAGTGTAATTTCACGCACTTGCTCGACGCTCAAAAACACTTCGCGTTTGTTGTGCACGGCCAAGCTGTGGATGCGCAGGCCATAGTTTTCTGGCGTCAGGTTGCGCTCCCACGCGAGCGCGAGCCCTTTTTTTGCGGTGGCCAGGCTGCGGTTGATGGTGGCCGGCGCGTAGGCATGTTTCAGTTTGCCGGTTTTTTCATCCTTGATTTTTACGCTCATGTCTTTGATGACGTGGGCGGAAAATTCGCGCGCCTGGCTAGCCTTGTACTTTGCGGCCCAAGGGCCGAGGCGCAGGGCATGGTGCGCTGACGTTGATGCTGATCTGAGGGTCTGGGCGTGCTCGATGTACAGGGCTAGCACGTTGGCCATGGGCGGATCGCCGGGGATGGAAATCTGCCTGGGTGCCTTGACGAGGGCTGCGCGCAGCTCGGCCTCTAGGCGCTTGGCATCACCCGCAGTTGCACCTTGCGGCAGGATTCGGTGAACTCTTTTCCCGCCGACCATAATGCCGACGTGTTTACGTCCCTGCTTGTCTTCCCAGATTGACATTGATTTACCTTTAGCCACGCTTTGCATTCGGACAGGTCGTAGCGCTTTGACCTGATACCCACCGGGGTGCATGGTAGCCCACTCAATTCCAGGCGTCTGACGGTGGACTCGCTGATGCCCAGCGCGGCACAGAGTTGCTGGCGAGTTAGTTCGGTCATAGTCTGTCCAAGGGTGAAATCGTCCCATTGCCGCCGCGTGCGACCACGTGCGTGTAGATCATGGTGGTGCTCACGTCCGAGTGGCCCAGAAGCTCCTGCACGGTACGGATGTCGGCGCCGACTTCGAGCAGATGCGTGGCAAAGCTGTGGCGCAGCAGGTGCGGGTGCGCCGGCTTCTCGATCTTGGCGGTGCGCGCGGCCTCTTTGACGGCGCGCTGAATCGTCTTTTCGTGAATGTGGTGGCGCCGGATTGCGCCACTGCGCGGGTCGGTGCTGTAGCCATCGGCGGCAAACACGTATTGCCAGCCGAACTCCTTGCCCGCGTTGGGGTATTTGCGTTCCAGCGCAAACGGCAACTCCACATCGGCCATGCCGCGCGCCAGGTCAACATCGTGCATCTTGCGCCGCACCGCCAGCCGTTCCTGCAGCGGGCCCACTAGCGACTGGGGCAGCATCACGGTGCGGTCTTTGTCGCCTTTGCCGGCGCGGATGAAAACATTGTGCCCAGCAAAATCCACGTCCTTGACGCGCAGCCGCAGCCCCTCCATCAACCTCATGCCGGTGCCGTAGAGCAGGCGCACCACCAGCCCGGCCGTGCCGCTGGTATGGGCCAGCAGCGCGGCCACTTCGGCGCGGCTCAACACACACGGCAGGCGCTTGGACGCCTTGGCCCGCGTCACGTCATTGAGCCACGGCAGGTCGATGTCGAGCACCTCTTTGTACAAAAACAGAATCGCGTGCAGCGCTTGGTTTTGCGTGCTGGCCGATACCTCGCGGTCGGTGGCCAGGTGCGACAAGTAGGCATCGACATCGGCTGCGCCCATCTCGCGTGGATGCCGCATGCCACTCCACCGGATAAAGCGCCGAATCCAGTCGCAATAGGTCTTTTCTGTGCTGTAGGCGTAGTGCTTGACGCGCAGTCTTGCCCGCACCTGGTCGAGCAGGCGCGGTGCCGCTGGCGTCACGGCCTTGTCGCGTAATTGTGCTGGGGCTGTCGCGCTACGTTCTTTGGCTTCAAGCATGATGCGGGCTCCCGTGGTTTTAAAAATAGTTATGCGACATTGGGGCCGATTTATTTCCCGGCTGGTGTCGCAGAATTCAAGTTAGATGCCTTCCAGCGCCAACTGCTCGGGCGGCTGTTGCGCCGCTTTCCATTTCTCCCACGCCTCGCTCACCGCCATGCTGCCGGGGAACAAGTCGTGAAACTCATCTTCCGGCGTGAGGTTCAGCCCCTCGAACATCCAAAAGCAAAACTTGTCCGGCTTCGCTCCGGGGAATCCGCGCCGCATCGCAATCGGTTCGGCCACGAAATCCCGCCAAGTGTCCTGCTCTCGCGTCCGGTTCCGTGCAAAGCGGAAAATCACAGGCTCCCACGCCCATGCTCGCGTCACGTTGGCCTTGAAGGCTGCAAACGGCTTCACCCATGCCGCCACCCGCACATCATCCGGGCACATCGCCAGAATCGTGCGTAGGCTCGGCTCATGCAGGCTCAGTGCCCAAGTGTCGAACTCGTCGCAAAGGCGCTCTATCAGCCGCTGGTGCGCTTCCGGCGTGTCGTACTCCGCTGCTGCCTCGTGCCGGTCGCCGTAGTGCTTTGCACCACATCCAAGGTAGGGCGGGTCTGCGTAGGCTGCTTTCATCGGTTCCTCAGTCACCGTATAACTTTTCAATCAACCGGACGGCCAAAAGCTGCGCTTTTGTCCTCCGGTTATCTCAGGCGTTAGATGGCTTGGCCTGGTAGCCGCGCCAACCGAAAAATAAATGCAAAAAGTTCTTGCTTTCTTTGTTTCGTGTGTATAATTCAATACATGGGATGCAGATTGCTTCCCATCCGCGCCTCGGGAGATCAGGGGTTGGAGTCCAAAATGTACTTCTCGCAAAACGCCACCAAAATCGCCAAGTCCGCCCGCCCCTTCGCCGTCGTGTTTCAGTACGCGACCGGCGCGCATGAGCAGGGCGAAATTCTGAGTACCCACAAGTCCTACGACCTGGCCCGTAAAGCGGCCGCTCGCAGCGGTTACGATTCTTTCCTCGCGGTGCGTGACGCCCGCGACTACGCCTAAGAGGTGGCGGCCATGACCCACAACAATCGTGGCCGCCTCACCGTCGCCCTTGGCGGCGCATGGCGGCTCTACAGCAACACCATCCCGGCGGGTAGCCGGGCACTCGGCACCATAACCCGCGACATCGGCGACACAGGGGCGCTGGTGCAGATCGAGTCCACCGGCCTCTATGTCCAGGTCAACGCCGGGGCGGTGCGCACCTTGCCGCAAAGCAAAGTCGCGTTGGCGCTGGCCGAAGTTCGCACCGGGCAGGGCGGCCCTGGCCGTGGGCAGGGCGTCAAGGCATCCGATGGTGCAACCGGCCTCAAGCGGCGCAATATCAGCATCGACGACGCAAGCGCTGATGCCCTGCGCCAGTTTGGCGACGGTGATTTGTCCTTGGGTATTCGACGCGCCGCTGCTCATATCAAAGCCCTCTAACAATTCGCTCAAGCGGGACCGGGCAAAAAGCCGCCCGGCCCCTTAGCTTGATCGTT